GATACGGATGGTTCTGGGTGTTCGCGGTTTCCCAGACATCCTGGTAGTTCTCGAAGTTCTTCTCCGTCCCGACGAAAGGCGCCTTGGGCTGCAGCGCGACCATCTCAGTCTCAGCCGAGATGTAGTAGTTGAGCATCCGCTGGCTGTCCTTGGCCAAGCGCACGACGCCACGACGGACGACCTTGCGGCCGATGCGGATTTCCTCGCCAACCACCGGAATGATCGGGATGTAACGTCCCTTCCACTCCTTCGGCTCGGACAGAACCTCGCTGTAGGACAGCAGCGCGCGCATGACCTTGTGGCTGTCGCGCTCCTCGATGCGGACCGGATCGCCTTGCGCCTGCGCTTCTGCGACCATGCGCTCGATTTCGACGACCTCAGCAGGGTCCTTGTCCGTCAAGTCGTCAACGGACCCGTCAGGAAGCAGGACAAGGCGGCGCTTGGTCGGCTCCTTGTACCAATATTCGCAGATGCGGACGTAATCCTCGGAAACCCAGCCTTCCCATGCCGAATGCGAATGGAGCTCGTATCCGATGGCGGATTTGCCCGGATATTCCTGCTCGAAACGACGCCTGCTCAGATCGACCGGCACGAAGCAATACATCGCATCCGATTTCGACGGCAGGACCGCATCAGGGTCGAACAGCGTCATGATCGGGTCTTCGATCGGCGCGATACGGATTTCCTGATTGAACGTCTGGTCGTCAGAATACTCGGTCGTCACCCGCCAGGCGCCGATCCCGCACGTCACCTGGCTGTCAGCGGCCCGGCCATAGACGATCTGAGCCCGTGACCGGTTCTCGATGTAGCGGATCAGCCCGGCCAGAACGTCAGCGGTCTTCGGGTCGCCCCGGCTATCGACCGGGACGCATTTGATGCTCGGGCGCATCTGTCGCATTTTGCCGGTGATCTGTCGGATAAACTGCGGCAGGCGGTTTTCAGTCAGGCACGGCCGGCCCTCGACCTCACGCTCGCGCTTGATCTTCGGGTCCCATTGCCCCTCGCCTTCGGCAAAGCCCAAATCCTCATAGGCTTCATCGATGTTGTGACGCTCGCGCTCGTAAGCGTCCTCATAGCGCTTACGAAAAACGGCCAGGAGGTCTTCACCCTCGCTGGCCGCTTCCTTGGCGCCATTGGCGTCGTTGTTGGTTTCTGCCATGAGGCTTAGGCCCTCATCCAGCCTCCAGCGCCGCCGCTGATCCGCAGCTTGCGCTCCTTGGGCTGTTTGGGTTCTTCGTAGACCACGCACATCAGGCCGAAGGCGTCGGCTGCGTGCGATGACCAGTCATGTTCAGGACCGAGGTCGATCTGACGATCCTCGTCCTTCTTCGCGTGATAGGCGCCGAGTGCTTCGACGCCGCCGCGTGTCGTCTCTTCATTGAACCAGATGCTTGGAAACATCCGCCGGGCCGCTTCGACGCGGAACATCGCCGCGCCGCGCCCTTGGTTCGGCACCACGGTCACCTCAAAGCCCGCGTCGGTCAGAGCGCTCTCGTAAGAGACTGCATATACCTTGTCGTTCGAGGCGCCGTCGTGCGGCAGGATGCAGAGCGCTGAGCCATAGCCGTTAGCTCGCAGCCAGTTCACATGCGTCGCGAGAGGCTGTCCCTGCGCCTCGTAATAGTCGATCACCCGGATTTCGCGACCGACGAACTGCGCTATCCAAATCGAGCACGCATCGGCTTTCGCGCCAGTGCCGCCAATGTCCCAGATCGCCCTGATCGTCATCAGCGGGTCGGCCGCGACCTTCCCGATGCGGCCTTCTTGCTTCGCCTTGATGAGACTCTGCGCGTAGTAGGCGCCTTCCGTCACCTTGGCGTAATCACCTTCCCAGATATGGTCGTACATCTCGGGCTGATCCCGCAGGCAATCGAGCCGCTCCTGTTCAAGCACGCTCGGAAACCACGGATTGTGCTTCCAGTTGGCCTGGACGACGACCGCGCCAGTTGGCTTCACTTCGCCCCTCAACAGCATGTCGATAGGGTCGCTGCGACGGCGTGGGTTCCAGCCGCACCAGATTTCCGAACCCTCAGCGCGGATCGTCGGGCGAAGCAGGCTCAGCGAACGCGAGCTGATCGTTTGCGCTTCCTCGATCCAAGCCCGCTTGAACCCCTCAAGCGATTTGATCGATTCAGCGGTGTGGTCCTGCATGCCCTGGAAGATGATCGCGCCATCGCCCGGCGTTTCGATCACTTCGCGGAACACCTTGAAGCCGTCTGCCTCTCCTAGCCGGAAGTCCGCCAGCTTAGCCTCAATCAGGCGCTTGGCCGATTCCTTGAGGGTCTTCTGCACTTCACGGATGCAGACCGAGAGAAGCCCCCTGTTCGCAAGGCTGTCTTCCAACAGCATGCCGGCGAAGAAATGGGACTTGCCGGAGCCGCGACCGCCATGCGCTGCCTTATAGCGGGCGGGGTCCAAAAGCTCGCTGAAGACCTCAGCCGTTGGAATCTGGAGAGTTCGGGCGGACGATAACACGCTCGATCCTCGTCACTGTCTCGATCGCGCCGCCGTCTGCGCCCGTGTGCTCATTGACGATCTTGTCGCCGTACTTCTTCGGCTGGAGCTTCGACGCCATCCATTTGCGGGCGTCGAGGCGGAGCTTGGAACGCTGGATGTGCTCGCCATTAGCGCGCCACCCGCTTTCGCCGTCGTCGTCCTTCGTCGCCATCCAGTCGTTGCGACCGTCGTCAGCGATGTCGAGCATCTCGTCGAAAAGAGCGTCCGCCTGAGCTTCGCGCGCGAGCGCGTATTGCTTACAGAACTCCTCGCGAGCGGCGAGCCACCTGAACACCGACACTTGAGACGGCATGTCTTCGTTGGCGCAGATCGACCGCAGGCTTTCCCCATTCGCGATGCGCTCGCAGATGGTGTCAGCGATCTCCTGCGAGAACTCAACGCCCATCACTCAGTCCCCGAAGCCTTCTAAAGGCTCAAGGCTTGTCTGGCTCCATGCGGTGCTTTCAGGCATATCCCACCCTGAAGACCAGACGCCCCTTTTGGTGGCGATCAAAGCGGTCTTCCCGGGGAAACCTGAGAGATAGGTCCACCAATGGCCGGAGGCGTCGCGAACGATCTGCGTGATGATCGTGCCCATCACAACCTCAAACAAAAAACCCGGCAGCCATGGGGCTCCGGGCGCAGTGATCCATTGAGGTATCCTGATACCATTCAGACCGGGGGTGTGTCAATGCGCGGCAGCCCTTTTGCCTTTCTGGCATCCACGGCTATATTAGCGCTGCTCGCGCCGCCGCGATCTCTGAAAGGTGCACGGCGCGGGATTGAGCTATGTACCGATATGCATGTCGTTTGCGCTCAGGTGCAGGTTGACAAGCGAGAGCGCCGATTATCGGATAGCGGTTCATGCGCTATGTACCGGTATGTGTGCTGTCAGTGCTTTTGGTGCTGATTAGCAAGCGGCCAGTTCGCATCAGATAAGGCCAGCGCTCCGGCGCTGGCTTTTTTGTCGTTAGCGTCGTAGTATGCACCGGATTCCAGCCAAGGATCATTAGTCGTCCGTGCTTCGGTGCGGGCTGACAAGGGGTTAATCCCCACCAGATAAGGCGGAGGCTCCGGCCTCCGCTTTTTCATTTCGGCCAATCGTCCGGACGATAGCCGGCGTCGTAGGCGCGCATCAGGCGGGCGATGTGCTTCGGGATCGCGCGCGGCGCCGCTTCGCTCTCCATGGCCGACACGTTGAGATGGCTGCCATAGTCGAGCACGATGGCAAGCTGGACTTGCGTCAAGCCGATGCGATTGCGGATCGCGGCAAATTCGCGATTGGTCATGCGTGGTTCGGCCATCAGCGGCTCGCCTCCCATTGTGCCCGCAGCTTCTGGCGAGCGCGCTTGCGCGACTTCGCCGAGCGCCTGGGATCGTTGGCTTCGGTCCAGCGCTCGCCAGCCCATGCGACCATGGCGTCATGGTCCGCAGCCTGCGTCGCCATGATGGCATCGACGGCTGCGGCGGAACGCTCCCGCTCGGCACGGGCAGCCTCGCCAGCCTTCCGGCGCCGGCTCAGGATGGCGCGAAGCGTCGCGTCGGCCGCGATCCCCAGCGAGCGCAGGACGAAGACGGCGGCGGAGACCGCATCGCCCTGCGCCATGTCGTGCTCGCCAAACTCATAATCAGCGATGCCGTTCAGCTTCTCATATGTCGGCCGGGCGACATGGTCCGACCCGCGGAGGCGCAGGACCATATCCTCGCTGCGGATCTCGAAATAAACGCTGCTGGAGATGGCGGAATTTGTGCGGGTGAATGCCACGTCGTGGCGGGTCAGGTGTTTGGCAAGGCTTTCGGCTTGCGTGGCGATGTTCATGATCAGGCCGCCTTCTTCTGATCGCGCAGGTACATGTCGATGAAGTTCGAGGCCATCTTGGACGAAAGCCGATACTGCGTCGGGCAGACATCGCCGAACAGCTCGGTCATGTCCTCGCCGGCCTGGGCCATCAGGCCCGACAGGAACCAGCACTGCTTGCTGGTGGCGGGATAGGACAGGCAGTTGGCGGCGGCGCGGTCGAGGCTCTTGGCGAGGGCTTTGCGGTCGGTCATGGCTTCATCTCCCTTTCGATGAAACCAATCTATATCAGGTGATTTAGTTTATCAAGTGATATATCGCGCAATATTCTTGCGTTCTACGGTTTCACCCCGCCCGAGACCGCGACAACATCCCGAAGTGTTCGGCCAGCGTCGTGAGCGCGGCGCGGAGCATCGTCCTGGCGATGGCTGACCGGGTTTCGGCGCTTGCGTATTCTCCGAAAGCCGAGCCGGCGTCTGCAAGCCGGATCTCCTCGCAGATCACAGCGTCAGCGATCCTGGCGAGCCAGCCACCCATGCGCTCTCGTGCCGCGCGGTATTCAGCCCGGTGTTGGGCTGCATATTCGCTCACCGGCATCTGATAGGCTGGATCGGCAGAGCCGCCTCCGACACGGTCGTAGTTGATTGCACCGATGCCGCGGAGGCCGCCCTCGAACCAATGGCGATAGTAGCGCTCACCGGCTTCCTTGAGGATGCGGTTGCGCTCGGGCTGGTCGTCGAGCATGCCGCGGGCTGCGAGCCACTGGAGCGGGGCTTGCGCGGTGCGGACGACGCTGTCCTTGCCGATCTGGTCGTCTGCCACGACCTGCAGGCGCTTGGAGTGGATGTTGCTGACCGGGGCGAGGCCAGCATGAACCAGGCGCTCAATCGTCGGGGTGACGGCTTCATAGGGCTTGCCGCCGGCATCCGCCCTCGTTCCGTCGAGCGTCACCACTTTCGGCTGCGGCAGCTTGCCGGCCAATTTCACCAGCGTTACCGGCTTACCTGCCTTCGCCATGGTTCAATCCTTCTTCAAAGCCCGGATTTGCTGAGCTATTTCGTCAGCGGCGTCGGACCAGCCGTTGCCGTAGTCATATGGGTCGCTGGTGTTGCTGGCGCCCGCGACCCGCGCCGCCTCCTCCAGCTTGTCGTTCTCTGCGCGGGTGATGGCCGCCGCGATGAGGGGCAATGACTCCTCCACCTCTGCCGCAAATCGCCAGCCGCCAGTGCCGCGTTCAGCAATTGCAGCCAGCAGCTCCTTCGCCCTTGTTTCAGCGTTCATGGGGTGGCCTTTTTTGAGTTGGCATCCGCGAGGTTCATGAGCCTACTTGTCGTCTTTGAGCTTCTTGATCTGCTTGGCGATGACCTCGCGAAGGTCCCCGAGCATCTGCTTAGCTTCCGGGGTGGTGACCACCTTCTCGGCCATCTCAGATGCGGCGATCATGTAGAAGGCCTGCTTGGATGGGATCAGTATCCCGACGAACAACGCGCATAGGCCGGCGATAATCAGCGAGCGCAGGCGCGGCGCCCAGACCCCCCATTCGGCTTCGTCACCCTCGACGGTCAACGGGATAAACCCGAATGCTGCGCTCCCTGCGACGATAGAGCCGCAAACTCCGAGAGCCATACCTAGCGAGGCCACTGTATCGCCAAGGTAGATCAGCCACGACAATGAGTTCATGCTACTGCCCTCTGGGGTTGGATTTTGGGGTGGCATCCGCGAGCGAGGCTTTGCTGTTCTCCAGAGCTGATGGCGCCCATAGGTCGGCCTGAGCCGACTTCATCGCCATGCGGAGCCTAATCTGATGCTTCTCGCGCTTGCTCAGAAGGCCCATGCCAGCGATTGCGCCCATGCTCGCTTCGATCATGCCAGCGGTTGGGTGGATCGGCGCGATGACGTAGTTGCTGTCGTTCAGAACCCTCGCCAGCGCCTTAGCGCTCAATGGGCAACCTGCCTGCATGAGCACCCAATCCAGCCGGTTGATGACCGAAGAGCCCGTTGGGCCATAGAGGCGCTGCGCGGGCTGACGCGCGCCGTCCCAGATCACGCGGACCAATTCGCGGATAGCGGCAGGATTGCGAACGCCGTGCTTCATCAGATGCTCGACGATCGTCAGCCCGTACTCATGGACACATTCGCGCAGGCCAGCCGGCAAGGCATCCGTCATGGCCAGTTCGCGGTTCTGCCTTTCGATGACGCGCCCTTTGCTCATGCGATGAATCTCATCTTGAAGAAGCTGAGGTAGCGGCTCTGCGCGTCCTCGCGCTCCCGGCGGATACGAAGCTCGATGTTTCGATCCTGCTGGATGCGAAGGGCAGCCGAGAGGCTGAAGGAGCGCGACGACGCAAGATCCGGGTCAAGCCGCGATGGCAGCCAGCTCTTCCCCTCCCGGCGCTTTTCGGCTTCCCATTCTTTCGACAGGACACGGCGGCACCAGTCGGTCAGCCAAACGCCTTCATCGCTCGACAGAGACTGGCCGCTACTACCGGCGGGGATGAGTTGATCGACGCCCAATCCAATAGCACCAACGCCCGCCTTCTGAGCCGGCTCACGCGCAACCACAGGCGCCGCGACAGGAGCGGCAGCCAACAACCTGAGAAATCCTCGACGACCGACACTCATGCTGCGCGCTCTCCCTTGTTGTGGGGGGATTTGTTGTTGGCATCCGCGTGTTCCGGGAGATCACTCGGAGGCTTCGGAGCAGCGGCAACCATGGCTCTCCAGCGGTTCAGCATCTTGACTTGATGAGCGCTGCGCGGGCTTGCCAACAGAACGGCCATGCGAGCGTCCGCTGGAACGGTCTGGATTGTTCGCCATGCAGCGTCGATCATCGCAGGCGTCGGCTCCTTGGGGACGAGCACCCAGCCTTCAGGTATCTCGCTCATTCCGCAGCCTCCCTGTTCCAATGGTCGAACTGCTCGTCAGGGCTGGGAACCACGCGATCCGAAAGACCCTCTCGGAAGATCGCCATGGCCTCATCGGAAAGCTGGTAGCTGCCCTCACGGAGTTTGGCGGCGGCGCGGGCAACGTCCTTATCCCGCTCGGCCCTCAGAGCTTCCGGCATGGCTTCACGATCGACGACCGTCTCTCCGGTCGAGGGCTTGATGCCGAACCGATCGCGGGCTGCATCCGCTTGGGCTTTGCGACGGGTCCACTCCTCCTCGGTCGGATCGACATCGCCCGGCGCCGGGAGGGCCATGCGCTTCGGCGGCGCGATCAGGTCCTCGCAGTATTTGCAAGCTCGCGAGACTTGAGCCGGCGTTGGCAGGAACCGCCCATCGAACCAGTCGAACTCGCCACGGATCAGGCGAGTGACGGCCTTCCGAATGGCCTGCTGGGAATAGCCTTCGACGGCCATGAGGAACGTGGCGGCGAAGCCGTTCACAGGACCCTTGTCGGACGGGAACGCCGTGAAGAGCGCACGCAGCGCCTCCGTGGCCTCAGCCTGCGATGCGGGGGAACTGTTGGACATTTCCGAACATCCTGTCTGCAATGTCGTTCAACTCGTCGAGGGCGGTGTTCCTGCGGGCTTGGCGGGGTGGTGCGCGTTGCTCCGTCGAGCGATCCGACAAGACGCGGGCGATGTACGGGATGGGGTCGCCGCTGCCGTGGATGGATGCTTCGTTGATCGCCCACAGGACGCGGCCTGCGTCGCTGCCAGTGTCCTTCAGCCACTTGCCGACCATGCTGCGCGCCTTGGGGGTCACGACGTGCATCGTCTCAAGCGTCAGGATGCCATCGGTCCAAAGCTGATCGACGAGAGACACGGCAGGTTTCGGCGCCGGCTCAGCCGGGCAGTTAGCTTCAGCTAACTGAATATCTGTCTCTAGTTCTGTCTCTGGTGAGTTACAGTGACGTTCCTGTAACGTTACATCGTCGTTTCGTGACGGTTCGCCCAGTGCATCTCCGCGCTTTTCTGTCCGTTTCCGCTCTCGATGCGCAGCGACGCGCTCTTTGGATCGGTCACTCGAAAACTGACGATTGCCCCACTTGACCACAGAGCCGTCAGAGACCCGGCCCATGTCACCCAGGGCGTTCTCAACAGAATGGATGTGATCTTCATCCGCTCGCAGAAAGTAGGCGACTTCAGCACAATCCAGTTCGTACCGGCCATTGTCGTCGATCTCCGCAGCGCTTTCGAGGATGGCGCACCAAACCCACACAACGCGCTCGACAGGCTGCTTCGCCTTGATCGCAGCGCTCACAAGCTTGTCGTCGCGGCACAGGCCGGCGTAGTGGCGGAACCAGCGACTCATGTCGCCACCCCGCACTCACAGCGCCACATGAGGACGGACCAGACGCCATGCGTTCGGCCAAGGTCGCCGGCAATCATCCAGCCGCGACTGTGGAAGGCATCCACATCGCCATGCCGGACATACTGAAAGGTGCCTGTGCGCGTCATATCTGCATCGCCTCCTGGACGGGCTTGGGGGCTGGTGTCAGGTCGAGGCGGGGGCGCTTCAGCTCGTCAGCGATGCGCTTGCAGGCAATGTCGAAATATTGCGGGACGAGTTCGACCCCGACGAACTTCCTGCCGGACAAGACGCAAGCCACGCCGGTCGTTCCAGACCCCATGAAGGGGTCGAGGACCAAATTGTCTCGCTCGGTGGTTAGAGCGAGAACCCATTCCATTACTGCTACGGGCTTCTGCGTCGGGTGAACCCGGCTGATGCCTTTCTCGGAAGCTTTAAGCATTCCATTCCAAAGGTGCCGGGTTAGGCGAGCTGGACCTTTGAGGTTGGTCCAAACCATCTCGCAGTCGGCTTGATCGTTGCTACACACGCCATCTCGCTTGTCCCAAACCAGCCAATTCGGAGAGGGCGGCAGACGGTCTGCAAAATGGTTCGCGCCGAATAGGACAACGCGGGGGAAGCTCAGGAACGGTGCAGGATCAAATGGCTTATCATCGCCAATGACCTCGACGCGGTTGAACTGTGTGCTGCGCGCGAGTTTGCCACCACCATCGCCGTGGACGTACCCGATCCCGTATGGCGGGTCAGAAACGACGGCGTCGACACCATCCAAAGCGGGCAGTATGTCTAGACAATCGCCCAGATACAGCGTCACGCCGTCGGACAGATGCTCCACGCGGCTCATGCTGCCTCCTTCGTCTCGTAGACGTGGACGCGGCACATTCCGGCGTGGATATCGGCCGAGCGCGCGATGCTGGCGCCATGGGCGTGCTTGTCGTTCTCGATGATCCCGGCAGAGGCCAGAAAATCGAGCAACGGCTTAATTCGGTTGTCGATATCGCCACGCATCTTGAGCGCGACGGTGATCTGGACATCGAACGCGCCGTCAAAGCGGGGGAAGCCGCCCTGGGGCTTGCTCAGCCACGCGAAATCCAAGGCCGTCTTGGACCATGTGCGATAGACCTTCGTCCTCACCCGACCACGGCCGGGGACGTTGGCGAACAGGGCGTTCACGCTTGGCGGCAGAGGGAGGTTGAGGACGAGGCACTTCATGCAGGCTCGCCCTTCATGGCTTCCATGACGGTATCGACGATATTGTCGACAAAGGCCGCGAAGTCGGGATCCTTGCGGCGCTCCTCCACCTTGTGGATAGCGTGCAGAACCGTCGTATGGTCCCGGCCGCCGAGCTTCTGCCCGATCTGGGGTAGCGACATGCCGGTGAAGTTGCGCATGATCCAGCAGGCGACCTGACGGGGCATGACGACAGGCGCATCGCGGCGACGACTGGTGATGTCGAGCAAGCGCGTGCGCGTCATGACGCTGACGGTCCGGAGGATGACCGTTGCGCTCGCCGGCTTGAAAGCTTCTCGAGAAGCCTTGTCGAACCACTCGTCCCTTCGTGCTCGCATGCCAAGGAAATCGGGCAGATCGACGGGATCGGGATCAGGATCATTGACCGGCTCAGGAACCGGCTCGGGCCGACGCACGGATTGCCAGGACACCACGTTTGGACGATGGACACCCATCCGCGCCTGTCGGGCCTTATGCGCGGCGTGCAGCTCTGCGAGGGCTGGAACAAGGGACATCAGCCAGCCCTCATCTCGGAGAGGGCTTCGCGAACGATCCTCAAGCCTTCTTCAGCGCGAGCCAGAGCAGCCGGGTCCGCGTTGACAGCCAGATCCAACAGACGTGCACGCTCTTCCTCCAATTGCTTTTGCTGGCGCTCGATGTCGGCAATGGCGGCGTGGATGATCCGGCTTCCGAGAGAGAAGCAGACGGACTTCACGCGGCGCGCGCCGTTCTTGCAGCGCAGGATGTTTCCGATGGTGTTGGCGCCGGCCTTGAACTTGCGGGCGACGACGCCGATTGCCTCGCTCTGATCGAGGCCATAGGTCTTGCTCTCAGCCTTGACCTGGCGATCAAGAAAATGAGCAATGGCAGCAATGCTAGCCATGTCGGCATACTCCACTTGACGCGTTTTGACGTGAGAATGGCGATCCATGTCGGGCCTCTCGTGCTTTCTGATGAGCACTGGAGGGGCACGCATGGAGCGGTTGGATCAGGTCGTGGCGCGAGTGCTTGCAGGCTTGCGCGTCGTGACCGAGGAAGAAGAGGCCGGGGACCGCGAAGGCCCCCGGCAGTTGGCCGGTGATCGAGGGGGAGGCGAAGCCCACCGGCAGGCTAAGAATGACCGTCTTTCTCCCCGCGCGACGGTCAGGCGCGGTAGCTCCCGGCAGGTAGCCGCTGCCAGCGGGAGGCTGGAAAGGTGAGAGAGCGCTCACAGCTGCACCCAGCCGAGCGCGACGATCATTATGATGCACATCAAGAGGGTCGCGGCCCGCCACACAGAGCGCTTAGCGATCGAGCGGCATTCTTCGCCCTTTTCTGGATTTCCCATTGTGTCGAAAGCGAACGCTAAGGCGCGCATGGCCCCAGCGTGATAAGCCGTTGTTGCGATGATGAATGCGGCTACCAGGGCCGAATAGAGGAAGAGAATGCTCATCCTATCACCTCGACGAGACGAAGGGCGAAGAAGGCGACGGGGATTGCGGAGACGAGGAGCATGAAGCGATAGGCGCGCATGTCAGTCCGCTCGCCCTTCGAAACTCATGCGTCGATTGTATTCGGCCTGAGCGGCGGCCACCTCGCGCGGGTCGCGCGCCTGTGCACGCGAGGCGCTAGCGATTTCCTGCTCGTAGAGGTCGACGAGGGTTTCATGTTCTGCGCGAGCGTCAGGGTCTTTCGCCCGGCGCTTGATGACCTCGCGGAGAACCTTCTTGTCGTAGCCATTGGCCGCGACTTCGGCATAGACCTCGCGAATATCGTCCTCGATGGTCTTCTTCTCTTCGTGCAAGCGTTCGATGCGCTCGCAGAACGAAAGGAGCTGTTCGCCGCTCATCCCTCACTCCCCCCAAACGGATTTGACGTAGTCCCGGAGAGACGAGAGGCGGGGGCGGAGAAGCCAGCCGACGATGACGCCAGCGATGAAGGCGATGAGAGTTGTCATGCCGCTGCCCCTTCGGGTTGGGGCTTGGCGATGGATCGCGGCACTTCTCCAGGCCACGCCTTCTCAGCGGGCCAATTGGCGCGCAGCCAGCCGATGACCCGGTCGTAGGTCTTGATCGTGAATCCCTGCTCCGCTTCGATACGGGCAAAGAACGTGTTGTCGTTCAAAGCGCGCTTGCCGATGCTGGCGAGCGATGAGCCCGTGGCCCTTTCGAAGGCCCGAGCAGTGCGGAGCAAGTGGAGGCGGAGAGCTTCTTCCATGCGGCTTATAGTGGCGTATTTATCCGCCTCTTACAAGCGGAAAGATACGCCTCACGCGACTCGCATGGAATGGCGGATATATCCGCTATGACGCCTGACCAGATCAACCATGCGCGCGCTGTCCTGGCAGAGATGCTGCCGGAAAATGGCCGCAGTGCGCCTCGTAGTCAGATGACGCGTCGCAAGCTTTCGCTGGCGATAGGCCACGACAAGGACTACATCCGCGATTTCATCGAGGGCCGGAAAGAAAGTCTTGGCGCGGCCGAGATGGTGCTAATTGAAGCGAAACTCGGCCTGCCCACCGGCTACTTGCTGAAGGTGGATACAGCAGCAGGATCTAGCTTGATCGATCCGATGACCGACTTGGTTCTGAAGGAGATGTTTGAGCCGTTGACTTTGGAGGAGCGCAGCGAGGCTCTTCGCGAGATCGCCGGGCTTTTATCCGCTGGAGAATCTGAACAGCCTGAGCCCGCTGTTCCGGCGAAAGGCGCTTCCAAAGGTCGATGAACTCGGTGATCCGATCCATAATTCCTCCCCTCCCTACGCAACTGTTCTTATTTCGTTCACCATAGCAGCTACCTAGGGGCAGGCAACTGACGGAAAGAGTCAGGAGAGGACTGTTTTCCTATATTAGTTAACAGGAACCGCCATGGACAAGGTCGATTACGTTGCCGCATCGGACATGGTTTCAGCCTCAGTGCTGGCGGCGTTGGTGGCGAGGCTGCGACGCATCGGCGTGTTTTCCGCAGAGGACGAACGCGAGGTCTACGAGCATGCGCTTCTCCTGCTTGAGCAGCAGGCGGCGACGGCGCCGCTGGAGATGCGGCCCGTGATGGCAGCGGCTCGCGAGGTTATTGAGGAGCAGTTGCGCGGATAGGCGTGGCACCATTGACTTTGCGGCATCTGACCAGCGATTGAATCAGTATGCCGATTCACGAGCACCCCGCTACCGGGGCCATTCTCATGTGCAATTTCGATGGTGGTTTCCGCGTCCCCGAGATGGTGAAGCGGCGGCCGGTCGTCGTATTGAGCCCGAAGATTCGGGGAAGACATCATCTATGCACGGTAGTGAGTTTGAGCACCGACACGCCGGACCCTATCATGCCCTACCATTGTCAAATCGACATACGTCCGCGTCTTCCGGCCCCATGGGAGAGCGATGGCGTATGGGTCAAGGGCGACATGGTCAACGCGGTAGGGTTTCACAGGCTGGATCTCATCCGGGCAGGCAAAGACATCCGCGGTAATCGCTTGTACCGATACGACCCTTTAGACATTGAAATCATTAAGCAAATACGGTCATGCGTCCTCAGGGCTATGGGCATGTCTGTCTTGACAAAGCACCTGTAAAAGACCATGTAGGGTGGGCTAGCGGCTCTCGCGCAAGCGATCCGCGTCTAAGACCCCACCAGGGGCCGTTGCTGCAAAGGGCGATCGCAAGCCCAGCGGCAACGTAGAAGCGCCAGACAATCTGGACCGTGCCAACCCCGCCCCACCAGGCGGGGTTTTTGTTTGCCTGAAAATAGTGACGGAAATTTTCGCCACTCTTATTGACAGGCGTATTTTTCCGCCACATACTCTCTTCATCACAGAGGAGAGGCGCCGATGCGCACCGACACCTTCAAGCTGGATCTGGATCAGATCGAATTCGGCGATGGCCTGACGCTCACCGCGCTCATGACCGCCGATGTCCTCAGCGATGACGAGGGGACGTTCTTCCAGCTCTACGCCCTGCGCTGCGAAGGCAAGCGCGTCGAGAAGACCGATTGGCGTTGGGCCGCCGTCTCCGAATGGATCGCCTTCGACGCCGCCCGCAACAAGCTCGGCATCGTCCGCTGCGCTCATGCAGAGGCGCCTGAGTTTCAGAAGGTGGCCGCGTGATGGCCGCGATCTTCTACATCCCCGCCGCTTCCGAGGCTGGCGCCCGCGCTGTGGTCGCCGGCATCGAGACCGGCTGCATCCCCTGCCTGCCCGAATATCTCGACGCCGAAAAGGCTGCAGAGAACTTCGACAGCTACCCCCGCGGCATGCGCTACCGCCTCTGGGCCATCGAACGCCGCACCGTCGATGACGGTCGAATCTTCAACGTCTGGCCTGTCGACCGCGTTGGCGACATCGCCGCCGCTCTCCTCATCGTCATCGGCGGCTGCTTCGCCGTCGCTCACGCCACCCTTCTCTGAAATCCCGACAAGGAACCTGCCAAATGGCCCAGGAATGGCTCACTGACTCCAACGGCAACCGTTGCAGCGTCGAATATTTCGGATCGCGCGAAGACGCGCAGAAGGCTCTCGATAGCCTCAAGAACTGCGAGAATTGCACCAACTGCTCGGACTGCTCGGACTGCTCGGGCTGCTCGGACTGCTCGGACTGCTCGGGCTGCTCGGGCTGCTCGGACTGCTCGGACTGCTCGGGCTGCTCGGACTGCTCGGACTGCTCGGGCTGCTCGGGCTGCTCGGACTGCTCGGACTGCTCGGACTGCTCGGGCTGCTCGGACTGCTCGGACTGCTCGGACTGCTCGGACTGCTCGGACTGCTCGGGCTGCTCGCGCTGCTCGCGCTGCTCGGGCTGCTCGGGCTGCTCGGACTGCTCCAATCTCGCATGGCTTCGGGACAAGACCGCCATCAAGGGCGATACCGACGCGCCGGCCTACGCCGGGCCGCCGCCCGTTCCGAAGATCGAGAACATTCACGCGCGTGTTCTGGAAGCCGCATCGGCGCCTGGCGGCCTCGATATGGGTCGCTGGCACACCTGCGGCACCACGCATTGTCGCGCTGGGTGGGTCGTGCATCTCGCCGGCGAGGCTGGCTATGCGCTGGAGCGGTTCCACGACACCGCGCTCGCAGCGCAGCTCATCTATCGCGAGAGCAACCCGGCGCTGCCCGTCAGCCCGACCCGCTTCTACGAGAAGAACGATGTCGCGCTCGCTGACATGAAGCGCATGGCGGAGTTGGAGTCGGGGGCCTCATGACCCGCCATCTCGCCCGTCGCATCCTCGACGCTTTCATGGCTTGGCGCCTCGCGCGCCGCGTCGAGAACGCCAATCCCGTAGCGGCGGCGCTCAAGCGCCAGATCGCAGAGCGCAGCCGCCAGCATCGTAACGCCTCGACCTTGCGTCGCCGGCTCCGCGCCGAAGTCACGGCCAGGCTGGCGAGAGAGCAGGGTCGGGGCATCTCCGAAAGGATCGCCCGATGAAGCGGGCCAGCATCATCACCGCCGTTGCCGAGCGCGATAGCCACGCCATGCGTTGGCTGCGCTTGGCCGCAGATCTCCGCCGCGAAGGGATGCACTACGACGCTCGGGTCGCGGTGCGCACGTCGCGACTGTTCGACCCGCCGCCGCTGCCGGACCGGCAGATTCCGTTGCAGGCCGCCGAATGATTACCGCCTGCGAAGACTGTGACCACGTCCACCCGGATACGCGAAAGCAGTCTCCCGCTCGGTGGGTGTGCCTGAAATTCCCACGCATCGAGGGTTTTTCGCCTGTGGCGCCGAAAGCCTGGGTCGATGCCGAACCTTACATGCGCTGCCTCGGGATCAATGGAGGGCTCTGCCCGATGTTCGCCCCGCGCAAGCAGCCGAAAGAGCAATCCGATGACTGACAATCTCGCCATCTGGAACACGCTCGGTCGCACGAGCCCCGAGCACACCAAGGGCTTCACGCGCGGCGGCGGGTTCAAGGGAACTGCCGTCAAGCCGATCTACACCGAGCAGAAGATGACCGAGATGTTCGGCCCGTGCGGGATCGGCTGGGGTATCTCTGAGCCGACATTCCAGCTCGTGCCGGGCTCGGATGGCCAGACCGCCGTGTATTGCTGGCTGACGCTGTGGTTCGTTCATGACGGCGCGCGCTCGGCTCCTATCCCCGGCGTCGGCGGTGACTTCGTCATCGTCAAGCAGAGCAGTGGCCTGCGGACGGACGACGAGGCTTTCAAGAAGGCCTTCACCGACGCCATCGGCAACGCGATGAAGCACATCGGCATGTCGGCAGACGTGCACATGGGCCGGTTCGACGACAGCAAGTACGTCAACGAACTGAAGCGCGAAGATGCCGAAACCAATTCCAGTTCCGGGCCCCAGCAAGGCCGGAACGCGACCCCCGCTGTTCCTCGCACTTCCAGCGGAACGGTCGCGCCCCTTTCCGAACTTGGCGAGGATTACCGCCAAGAGATGATGAAGCAGACGACGAAAGACGCGCTGGGCGTTTGGATGTCGGATAATACGGAACCGATGAAGCTTCGGCTTGGCGAGGCTGAGGCTTCCGCCATCCGCACCTTGGCTGCCGCTCGTTACCGCGAGCTTCCCGAGGCTCGTCAGGAGGCGGCGGAATGACCCGGCGCATCATCGAAACTGAATACGAGCGCCGGCAGGCAATCCGCTTCATCGAAGGCCATAAGCTGCCGATGACGATCGGGATCGAAGCCATCGGGAAGCGCTCTGCCCGTCAGAACCGTCTCAATCGCCAGTGGATGCTGGACATCGCCGGCCAGATGGAAGGCTGGAGCGCCGAATACACGCGCGGCTACTGCAAGCTCCACTTCGGCATCCCGATCCTGCGGGCTGACGATGAAGAGTTCTGCCGGGAGTACGACGCGCTCGTTCGCCCGCTGCCCTACGAGCACAAGATCAAGCTCATGATGGTGCCGTTCGATTTCGGTGTCACGCGCCGGATGACGACGAAACAGCAGACGGCCTATCTCGATGCCGTTCACAGGCACTTCTCCGAGCAGGGCGTTGCCCTGACCGATCCCGGCGATCTCCTGTTCGCTGGCGAGCGGAGGGCGGCATGACCCGCCGCTCTCTCTCCAAGCTCCAGCGCGTCCGCGTCTTCGACCGTGCCGGTGGCCTCTGCCACCTCTGCGGCCAGAAAATCCATGTCGGCCAGCGCTGGGATGTCGAGCACGTCAAGCCGCTCTCGATGGGCGGGGCTGATGACGAGACGAACATGGCCCCGGCGCATGTCGAGTGCCACGCGGTGAAGACGGCGGAAGAGACGACGCAGCGCGCCAAGGCTGACCGAGCCCGCGCCCGTCATCTCGGCATCCGGCCAGCACCGCAAATCCAATCGCGGGGCTTCGAGAAGCGCCCACCGCAGCGGCGCGCAACCTCCCCCATCGGGAAGACAATGCCACCTCGGAGGCTCGGATGACCCTCTTCCTTACCACCCTCAAGCTCGCCGCCTTCAGCTTCATGATGCTGTCTGTCGGCGCCTTCTTCTCGATTTGGGGCTGACATGACCGCGACCATCATCGGCATCTCAATCGCCATCACGATCATCGCAACCATCATCCGCTTTGCGGTCTGGATCTTCTGGCCAGTGAAGGTCGACGAACTCGACCAGCACGAGATGCTGACGGCTGATTGGGAGAAGCGGTCGTGAGTGATGCCCACCTCGAAGCCGTCAACGCGATCTTTGACGCCCGCTGCATCTGCATGGATGCCACCGGAGAGATCGACCGTATCGCCCGAGCGCTTGCCACCCTTGGCATGCGCGACGCCGCCCGCGCACTCATCGATGCATCGAACGCTATCGATGAGGCTACAGAGAAGGCGTCGCTTGCTTTCTCTGCTTCCGTCAACCAGCGCGTCATCGACACGGATCAGGCGACTGGCAACATGATCGCTGCCTTCATCGCAGGCGCAAAGGTCAAGGATACCCCCCTCTCCGAGCCTCATGGAGATGTGGTGAATGCTCCTAGGAGGTCATTATGAGTGGTGGCATCCGCGAGTTTCCCCACGACACGATTACTGGCGTGGCGCTGCTGACGAGCGATGGCCGCATGGTGTCGCTGCCAAAGCCTCACCGCCATCACCACCTGTTCGCGGTCTGCGCGCTGCTAGGCATTGACCCGGATCATGCCGGTCATGAGAGCGGCTTCACCACGGCGGACGGTCGGTTCGTAGCGCGCGGCGAGGCGCTGATGATGGTCCGATCATGCGGCCAGAAGATGCGCAACCCAGACGCCCATACGCAGCTTTATTCGGAGGACGTATGGTGATGCATGACGAGAAGATCGTTGAGGCGGTCGGGTGCGCCATTTTCCACGCCAAGCCCCGAAATCGGATTTGGGACGCTCTCCCAACCGAGTTCAAGAACCAATACCGGAAGCAGGCCCGCGCCGCCGTCTCCGCCTATCTGGCCGCAGGCTGGCAGGACATCAGCACGGCCCCCGAAGACGAATGGCTGCTGGTCGCCACTACGGGCGGCTGGGTTGGCGAAGCCATGGTTGTCGATGGCGAATGGAAGTGGGCCACCGGCAACGTCTTCCACTCCGACATCATCCCGCTGAAATGGATGCCGCTGCCTGAACATCCTGAAATCTCTGGCCGGACACTAGCGGATGCCAACTCCAAATCCCCCATACAGGCAAGGGAAGAGTAGATGGGTGATCGTCTCCTTGCTCTCCCCGAGGTGAAGAAGAAGACCTCCCTCGGGACCACCTGGATCTACGAATTGATCAAGCTCGGGAAGTTCCCGAAAGGGATCAAGCTTTCGGATCGCTGCGTTCGCTGGCGAGAATCCGAGATTGATACGTGGATTGCGTCCCTGGAAGCCAAGGCATCCTAACGAGCCGGCAGCAAGTCAGCCGCCGGTTGTAGGCCATGACAAATGAGATCGGCCCATAGCTGCGCCAGCTCGGCGCGACGGCCAAGGTGAAGAGCGCGGTTGTAGGCCGCTTCCACTTCGTCCTTGGCTTTATGCGCCAGCATCAGGTCGATGATGTGCCGATCGCCCGGGTAGAGTTCATTCATCACTGTCGAGAAAGTCGAGCGCCACCCATGGGCAACATGCTCATCCTGAAACCCAGCTTTGGTCAGCATGAGGCGCATCGCGCCCTCTGTCATCGGCCGGTGCGCGTTCCGGTAATTGGGGAAGGCGAGGGGGCCAAGGCCAGACATCGTACGGGCTGCCTCGATCACTTCAATGGCTTGGCGAGAAAGTGGCACGACATGATCGCGCTGCCCGGCTTGCTTGACGTGCTTGGCCAGCTTCATGCGCGCCGCCGGAATAACCCATGTATCCGCCCCGGGCGGCAATTCGGCCCATGGCAGGTTCAGGATGACGCCCGGGCGAACCACGGTGAGCGCCAGCAGTCGATGCGCCAGCTTGGTCAACGGGTGGGCCGGCATCATCTCGCATTTTGGCATGATCTTGCGGGCTTCGAGCAAGTTCGTGATGGCCGGCTGCCGATTGCGGACGACGGGCGCCATAGCGCCAGCAACTGTGTCGGCCGGGTTCCGGTCGGCCATGCCCGCAGATATGGCGAAAGAAAAAACATTGGAGATTCGCTGGCGAACGCGCCGGGCCGTCTCATTGGCGCCCCGGGCTTCGATGTCTCGCAGAACCGCGAGAACGTCAGCCACCGTCACGTCGCGAACCGGGTACTGGCCTATACCCGGGAAGGCATCCCGCACGAGCGATTCGAGAATGTCCGCCTGGTGGATTTCCGACCAACGGGACTTGTTGACGCGGTGCCATTCCCGGGCGACGACCTCGAATGTCTCGGCGGATTGCTGCACGGCGAGTATCCGGCGCTGCTTTTTTGCGATGCTTGGGTCGCGTCCGGCGCGAAGAATCTCCTTCGCTTCGTCACGCGCCTTGCGAGCATCGGCCAGACCCATGACCGGGTATTGGCCAAGCGTCAAAAGCTTCTCCTTGCCGGCGAACTCGTAGCGATATCGCCACGATTTTCCGCCCGCAGGGCTGATGAAAACGTGCAAACCGCCGTCGTCTGTGATCTTGTAGCCCTTGTCAGCGGGCTTCGCCTTACGAATCGCGGCGTCGGACAGCATCGCAAATTCCCGGTTCGATACCCGGTTTTTCTCTTGCTGTACCCGGGACAATACCCGATAATCTACTGGATTGCAGCGGCGTCAAGCGAAACTAAGCGAAGCGCGGCCGCGCAATTTGCCAGCCTTTTCAAGCCTATCTCTGGAACGGAGCGAACGATGGCGAAAAGTGCGATGGCGGACAGGGCGTCCGCCGAAGAGAAAGGGCAAGCGATTGATGTCGCTTGCCTCTCGAAAAGCCCTTTAGAAACTCTACCCGGAAATATACCCGGCTCTCTCACCCAGGCCCCTCGCCATGGGTGAGCGGACACTGACGCCGACCGACAAGGAGGCGGCGCTTCAAGCGATCATTGACGAGATGACGCGCGAGCGTAAGGCGATGTGCGAGGTTCTGGGCTGCGTTGATCTGCCCGGTGTGCCGCTGAAATTCATCCGCGAGCAGCGCGACCGCTTGTCGAAGGCTTGGCAGCGAGAGGTTGAGCTTCTCCGCTCATGGGATGACGCGTCTCTGACCGAGCGTCAGGAGCTTGACCGCATGCGGCGCGGCTGGGGTCCGACCACGCCGACCGAACGCATGCGCCGGAAGGACGATGTTCGGGCGGCGATGCACTGCCTCAGTTCGGCGTTGGGTGATTTGACGCTTTCGGAGGATGAAGCCGAGGCGGTCGATCAAGAGGTTCTGGATCGGCTAGATGCAGCCTACCAGACCGTCCACAAGCAGTACGTCGCGACGATCGCCATCCTGAACAGCATGGATGATCCTATCCCGCTGCCTGACTTGGAGGCCTCCCCCCATGTCTGAGCGGGCAAGCACGAAGGGGCGGGATGATGAGTTGGCATCCGCGAGGCTCCGGCCAGAACCTAGGACCGCTGAGGACGTTTTGCGCGACTTGGCGATGTCTCTTGGCGTCGGCGGCTACAATGACATTGGGGACGCTCCTTTCGATCCCGATAAGTTCGACCGAAAAATCCGCGACGGCATCGATTTGCTGAACGCGCCTTTGGTTGAAGCTTGGCGTCGTTATCTCAAGTTGCGCTCCATCGGGGCGGCGCCCAACGGCACGCTGCACCTCAAAGAGGGGCGCGTCCTCGTCGCCACCAACTTGGACAAGTGGCTAGACGAATACGTTGAAAAGGGGCTCCCGCCTGCTCCGTCGCATGCTGTCGAGTTCGGTGATAGGCCGAACTGGCCGCTGCCGTGGCATTCAGACCACGACGGGCATGGCGCATGGACAGTGTACGCCGACAACGACTGGCCGATTTGCCACTGCGAAGATGAGCGAAGCGCGAGAGCAATTGTCGCGCTCGGCGATACGCAGGCTCTGGAGGACAGCAAAGCCGTACGCGCGGATGCCAACTCCCCAAATCCCCTCTCTGAAGGGAGGGAGAGGTCATGAGGGGCATCGCCGCTCTCTACGTCGAGAAGGACGGCGCCTATTTCGGACTGCCGGGGTGCGATCCATGGGACGAGGCGCGCGATGCCCGTCTCTATGCCGGACCGTGGTCTGTTGTTGCTCATCCGCCATGCCAGCGCTGGGGCAGCATGGCCTTCGTCAATCATGCCCGATGGGGCGGCGATCACAATCGCCCTGGCAATGACGGCGGCTGCTTCAAGGCAGCGGTCTACGATGTCCAGCGTTGGGGTGGCGTGCTCGAGCACCCCGCCAAGAGCCGGGCATGGGACGCCTATGGTCTGACGAAGCCGGTTGCGGTGGGCTGGCAGCGCTGCCTGACGGGTGGTTGGGTCTGCGAGGTCTGGCAATCCGCCTATGGCCATCGCGCCAACAAGGCGACGTGGCTCTACTACTTTGGCGACGCTCTGCCGATAGAACTGCGCTGGGAGCGCCCGGTTGGCACGCACCAGGTGGGGTTCCACGACCAGCGCGGGCCCGCTCGCAACAAGCCGACGCTCTCCAAGAAGGAGGCGAACGCAACCCCTTTTGAGTTCCGCGACGCCCTCATCGCCCTTGCGCGATCGGCCACGCCTTTGAGGAGCGCCGCATGACCGACCACTCTGACCTGATCGCGGGCGCGATGAAGCGACACCTCCGCATCTCGATCGATCAAGATTGGGAAGGCATGAAATACGCCATCCTTGGAATCGACGAAGCCGCGAAGGAGATTGAAGCCCTCTCGTCTCGGTCCCTCTCCTTGTGTTGCCGCTGGACCGCAATCTCTGAGGGTGGCCGGAGCCATAGCGCTCCGGTCACTTCATGGGCGGAGGTCGCGGTCAAGCCGCTGGAGTGGGAGACGACGAGAAGCGGGTTCGTTTGGGTCGCGAGTTCAGCAGTCGGTCGCTACTTCGTCGAAGAGCGCCACAACGATTTCTCGTGGACGCTGGAGATCCAGCCGGGGCGTGGATATCAAGACACGCTCGAAGCCGCTAAATCCGCCGCTCAGTCCGACTTCGAAACCCGCATCAGGTCCGCCCTCGTAATCGAAAACGCCACCCCGAAGGATGGCGTCTCAGAGACCGCGGTCCAGATGAAACTCGTTTCTGGCAGCCGGGAGGAGCAGCGGTGATCGCATGTTCTAGGCCTGAGTGTCAGACGAGCGCCGGGTGCAAGTGCAGCGGCTCATTTTTCCTGCCCCTGCGCGCAGTCACTGAGGCGACCTATTCGCGGCCTACGTCACTGTTGCGGTGGCTCAACGGGCGACTTCAACAGCAATTCGAAATCGGCAGAGGCATCACCGACAAGGGGCACATGATCCCCGATCGTCTGGAGTGGCGCGATGTTCCTTCTGTCATCTCACCGGAGGTTCCATGACCGACCCCACCCCCCAGACCACCCCCACGCGCGATGAGGCGGTGCGGCTTCTCGACGAGAAGGCCCTTGCGGCGGCTTGTGAGGCTGTCCTCGCTGTGCCGGACCACCCTGGAGACAGTCGGAAAATCAGGGACGCCATTGCCGCCTACCTCGCCTCCGCCCCAGCCCCTGCGAGCGGCGGGGTGGAGGCGGTGGTGGTGAAGGCGCTCGAATGGGAGAGCGGCGACGGCATCGTTCACGACGCTCTTTCTTGGCGAGCCACAGTCAAGGCGCTGGCGCTGACTTATTGCGTTGTCGAGTGTCAGTGGTGGCTAGTCGGAGAACACAGCGCTGCGAACCTATGCGGCAGCGATGACGAAGCCAAAGCAGCAGCCCAAGCCGATTACGAGCAGCGCATCCGTTTGGCCCTCTCCCCGGCCGCGACGAGCGGTCTCGCCATGCCGTCGCGTGAATGGATTCGCGAGAAGATCGTCAGCGATCCCGATGTCGAGGACTGCGGCGCCGTGCCGGCCGCGACGCCCGTGTCTGAGGCTGAGCCGGTGGTGGCATTTCCTGAGGACGCCACGCCGGAAATGGTCGCGGCAGCGCTCAAGGTCGACTGGTCGCACGAAGACGAGGAAGGGGTCGTTCACAACGTCTGGCACGCTATGTGTGCCGCGATGCCGGTGCCCCTCTCCCAGCCCGCCTCCTCGCCTGCGGGCGGGGATGTGCGGGAGCTTGCTGAGCTTCGCGCATTCAAGGCCGCTGTCTACGAGTTGGCCGGGAAACGTCCCGTCATCAGGCATCACACTGAGCCTGCTTGGAACGTCGACTTGTTCGAGGTTGAGCGCCGCGCCGCCCTGTCTGCCGGGAGGGTTGGGGAATGAGAGGGGTTGGCATCCGCGAGCTATCCTCACCTACTTGGCAGCCGATCGAAACGGCGCCGAAGGACGGGACTGACATTATCCTTGGAGCGCCCGCGCAGACTTACAATGGGCAGCCCGTCGCGCCGAGATCGACGGTCGGTCATTGGACGACCGAGGAAGAATGTCGGGAGCAAATCGGCGATTGCGGCGGCGAATGCCGCTGTCCGGAGTACACCTACCATGATCCGTACTGGATGACATGGGACGGCGGCTTCACGGAAGAGAACCCGCCAACCCACTGGATGCCGCTTCCTCCACCTCCTCAAGTTCTGGAGAACCAATCTCTAGGTCTCGCGGATGCGCACTCTAAAAATCCCCTGGAGGCAGAGTGATGTTGCGACGCTATGTGCGATACCTGCCTTACGCTTTTGTCGTCTGGTTTTGCCGCCGCAATTCGGAGCGCTTCTACGCAGGCAGCTTATTGGTGACGAACCCCTTCAAGGGCGAGTTCATCGGGTGGCTGCCTGATACCGACCATCTAGCGCCACCCCGCGCCCTCGACGAGGCCAGCCATGACCGGTGAGAAGCACAACGTCGTAAAGCTTGAGCGCAAGCCGGAATGGCTGTTCTCGGTTGATGTCTATCGCGACCCCGACGGCCAGCTTGTGTGCGCTCTGTCAGATGCTCGCACCTCCATGATCGAGAAGGAAGGCGAGCCGGCGCGGAAGCTGCTGTGGTTTGCCGACATGATCGAAGAGGGGCTAGGTCGCATGCGCGCCAACGCGGAGGCCCTACGATGACCTCTGAGAACACCGCCCCTGCCGTGATGCTGGGGGTAGAGGAGATCCAGTTCGTCCTTGCCCAGCCTCTCAAGGATGATGATTGGATCGTCGAGAAAGCCCGCGCGATCCTCGACCTCTTCGCCCCGGTGCTGGCGGAGAAGGAGCGGCGAGGCCGGCGCGAGGTCTGGGAAGTTGCAAACCAGCTTGGCGGCTACATCGGGCCGGATACGCCCGACGACTTGGTTGCGTTCCTATCCCGTGAGAGCGATGCGGCGGCCGATTTAGCGCAGCGTGTGCTTGACACAGAAGCCCGCGCCCTAGCCGCAGAAGCCGCTCTCGCTGGCCTGCGTCAGAGCATCTTGGACGCAGAGATCCAATCTGATGATGATGAGAAAGCGCAAGCTCGGCTCGACCGTCTTGCCGCAGCCATACGGGCGGAGGGGGGGTAGAATATGAGTTGGCATCCGCTAGGTTCTGGCCGGAGCCTAGCGATGATGGAAAGATGGGCCGGTATTCGGCAGCGCTCTTTCTGAGCTACGAAGCCGGCCATCCCAGACCGGGGCCTCTGCCTACTGACCAGTTTCGCGTCCCTCCGGCATCCAAGGGGTCTTTCGCCCTACTCTGCCGGCACGTCCCGAGAATCTTCGACCATCAGCCTGTCGGAGAAGCGTCGCTGCGGAAGTCTCTCAACCTACCCGATCCCGACTCGACAAACAAGAACGGATCGTGAATCGTGAGGGATGGATCACCCCTACCCGAAGCGGAAGATACCCACGCTCCGAGAGCAGCTGGCGAGCGTGGGTCATCTGCCTGAGCGCCAAGCCCCAATGGGCTGGACGATCTACGATAGCCACTGGCAGGTCGAGCAAATCGGCAAGAACGACGAGGTCATGGAGAAGATCGCGTACACGAACTTCTTCTTCGCTGCCGAGGCGGCCTATAATGCGGCTCTGATCGCCATGCCTCACGACCGCATCCTGTTCCGCAACCGCATGCGCGTGATCCGCAAGAGTTGGGAGACGTGACGATGAAGCTCTTTCTCGCCTTCATGTTCGACGAGATGCACGGCATAGGCGGCCCGTTCGATATGCGCGGTCGCTTTCAAAGCCTTGAGGAGGCGAAGGCATTCCTTAGCTCAGACATCGTCTTTGATACTCACGCGATCCTAGACGCAGCCTGCGGAACGCTTCACGTGAGGAAGCGCGTTCTCGGCACTGACCATTGGCAGGACTGGACCGTAGCTGACGACGAGACACTGGCCGCCTGAAACGGCAAAAGAGCCGCCACCCCCCGAAGGAAGCGGCGGCTGAGTTTCCCTAGTTTCCGATCTGACTGATTCAGGAGTGGCTAAACCCTCCGACCATGGTTGAGCGCGCCGGCTGTGATCGGCTCGGACACGCCTCGCGAGGTTCGCGAGCTTGGAGGCCCTATTTCGGCCAAGGGAAGACGGCGCCGATCTTGGAGGCGAGGAAGCCGCCAACGGTCGCCATGGCGATGATGACCCATCGGACGCCCTTCGCCTGCACGAGCAATTCATGCATCTCGTCCACTTTCCCGGCCATCAACCCGACTTTTTCGTTCAGGTGCTTGTGCTCTGTCTCTAGACGGACAAGGCGCTCGTGATTGTCCCAAGACACTTTCTCGTGCGCTCCGCCTGTCATTGAGATGGCCTCCAGCCGCATTGATCACGGCCAAAAAGGTTGTGCTTGAGGATAGTCGCCTTCTCCGCGTCCGACATGGCCGCGATAGCCTTCTCGGTCGGCCGTATCGGGCTGGCGACGTCGCAGAAGTCACCCACGGTCTTTGCGCACCCACTCACGCAGGCCAGCGTCAAGGTCAGCGTGACCCAAAGAATCGATCTCACTGTCCAGTTTCCTTTTCGCTTCGATGGCTTCACGACGGTGGCGCTCCTGCTCCTCCGCCATGATGGCCTTGCCGTCAGAGCGGCCTTTGAGGAAGGCGCCCACGATGAGAGCAAGCAGCGCCCCGAGCGCGGCGATGTACCCGGCGAAGCGGGACCAGAGAGCGGAGATCATGCCGACGCCTCCTGCTGGCCCTTGTGCCAGCGCCAGAGCAGGAAGGCCGCGCCAACCACGAACGCCACAGCCAGGATGATCTGCGCCGGGCCGCTGGTGAAGTTCTGCAGGATCGCGGAGAGCGGCGTTCCGACCTTTACGGCGTTGTCGATCGTCAGGACCGGAGGCTTGGCGGGCTTGGCTTCCACCGTGTTGCTAGCCACGAACGAGCCCTTCGCCCACAGCCCGGCCTCGGCAGCGCGGCGGTTGACGAGCCCCTGCATTCGCTTGCCCTTGGACGTGACCCACTTCGCCAGCTCGGCCGGGACGGAGTTGTAGTCGCCCTTGTTCAGCTTCTTCAGCAGCGTCGAGCCGCCGAAGGCTCCCTCGCCAACGTTGAGGCAGAACGAGACGAGGGCCGCGAACTGGTTGTCATTGAGCGGGACGGCGACCTTGCGCTCTACGCATCGCTCGAACCGGTCAAGATCGTCCAGCAGCAGCTCGGATGCATCCGCCTCGCTGATCGTCATACCCGGCTTTACATGGACGCCCGTCGAGCCATAGCCGATCGTCAGCGTTCCGTTGACCCTGTCGCCCGGCTGGATCTTCCTGCGACGCTTCGGGTTGTCGAAGTCGTCATAGGCGAACGGGATGAAACTTTCCCACTGCTTGATGAGCGTGAGCCCTTCGGCGTTGATGCGTCTCGTCATGCATCATCCTTTCCGCCTTGTCGGCAGACTACACTGTTGCTACACTTTCGATATGAAACCGCTTGCAGAGCGCCTATGGGCAAAGACCGCGCGAAAGGGCGCGGATGATTGCTGGGAGTGGCTGGGGTGGCGGCACCCATCGGGTCATGGACAAATGGGTAGAGGGCGCCGAACCGATGGGCTCATCTATACCCACATCGCGGCGTGGGAAGTTTCGAATGGGCCAGTTCCCGCAGGGCTCTCCGTTTGCCACCGGTGCGATAACCCAGCCTGCGTGAACCCTTCTCACCTTTTTGTCGGGACGCACCGTGACAACATGGACGACATGTTGTCGAAGCGCCGACATAGCTTTGGCGGTCGCCATGCGACGAAGCTGACAGAGGGTGATGTCCGGAATATTCGGGAACTCATTCTGTCAGGCCAGACGCAAGATGAAGTGGCGACGAAGTTCAAAGTGTCCCGCTCCATGGTTGGGCTCATAGCCCAATATGAACGTTGGAGTGACACAACACACGACCAGGAATTCAGGGAAAAATTGACATCGAGGCCTGCTCGCGGTTCTGCGGAGACCTGCAAAAAGGGGCACTCATATGCGGATGGCGGCTTCTATCTGAGCAAGGCAGGATCGCGCCTTTGCAAGACGTGCCATCGCGAGCGGGTGGCCCGCTATTTGGAGAACGGCGGTGCTGAGAAGAAACGGGCGGGCGCACGACGCGCATAGGCGAAAAAGGTGGTGCGGTTCATTGGATGCTCCGAGCAGCATAAAAAATCCCGCTCGAAAGCGGGGCGGGGGCGGGCTGGATTGCCGGGGGCGTCAGATCTCAAGCATTTTCAGCGACTGCCGCGAGCTGCCGCCATTCGGTCCCTGAAAACATGAACAAGACGGTATCTCTTGACCCGCTCAAGACTTGGTCCGCCGATCCGATCGTTTGGAAGTTTCCGCCTTCCGAAATCGTTAGAGCGTTGTCGTTGGTCGAAGGGCTGAATGCGACCATCTGGCCGGCGACCGCGCCTGTCACGCTGGTGAGCGTGACCGGACCCGATGTGACGTTGACGGCAACGCGACGGATGTCGGGGGAGCTTAGCGCGATGGCCCCGCTCGAAACGACGGCGGTCTGCGTATATGTGCTCGGAGGCGAAAGAGTGTTGCCAGTTCCGGCCATGAGGACGCCGTTTGTGGACGTATCAGCACCACGATAGATGAACGAGTTCGTCACCGACGAGGCGAGATAGGTGCTGTAGAGGCCGCCGAGACAGGTATACGGCCCGATGGTCAGCCTGTCGGCATTGGCGATATTGATCGCGCGCGACCCTGACGGCGGCTGCAGCACGCCACCGCGATACGACCCGCCATCCACGCGCTGCAGTGTGACGCAATGGCCTGTCGTTCGCCGGATGTTGATGCTCGAAAGGTCGAACGTGGTCTGAGGCCCGCCGGGTGCCTTCTGGACCGTCAGCCCGGTTCCGGCAGAACCGTCGATCATGATGTCGCTCAGGATGTAGTGTCCGGCGCGGCCAGAGAGGTTGTTGCAGAGCGCAGCGACAAGCGTGCTGCGCGCATCGTAGGCCCTGAAGCCGCGCACCATGGCGGTTGGGCACTCGATATTGAGGGCCTGGCCGTTCGATCCCTGCGAGACGCAGTCAATGAAGCTGATGTTCTCAGCCGCCGTATGCGTGTCGAAAGTCGATCCGCCGATCATCGACCCGCCAGCGGCGACGGCCGAATAGATCGCTTGCATGTCCCTGAAGGTGATGTCGCGGACAACGCCCCAGCCCGTCGAAACGTTATTATTGGTGCTGGCCGCGTGCCGGACTTCGCGGAACAACCCACGGGACACGCCCCCGAGACAGGCATCCAGAAACGACACGCCATAGCCGGTCACGTTTGGCCGCGTCATCGTGACGGTCACGTCAGCTTCGCCCCTGACGCAAGAGACGAAGGCGAGATTGACGAAGTCGAGATAATTGAAGCGCCCGCCATGGACCTTCGGGTTCTCCATGAAGCTCAGGCGGATACCCTGGCACTCGTTTTCGCTGGCCTCCGGGCCATAGAACTCGCCGCCGATCAGCTCGAAGCCTGCCATCGGATTGTAGATCGGCATCAGGAACGCGCTGTCAGCAACCGCGTAGCTGTCACGCAGCGGCATCTTCAGCGTGCAGGGGCTATCGACTGACTCGATATAGGTCAACTCGCCAAGCCGTGACGAGGTCGAGCCCGGATCGAACAGCGCGTTGGAGCCGATCAGCACCAGCATTCCCGGCGTCAGATCGGCGCGATTCGCCTCGCTGAGGGAGATCGAAAGGTCGCCCTTGGTTACATCGGCAGCGAGAGGGCGCGCTGCCCCGGTGACGCCGGATACATCGAGCGCCTTCGTGGAAGTTGCGAAGCGCGAGCAATCGAAAACCGTGTTGCCAAGATCCAGCTTGAGCGCGTCGAGGTCGTTCGGGATGATCAACCCGCTGTCGAGCCGGTAGGTGCGGCGACCAGAGCCGATTTTCTTGTAGCCGGGGACCGAGAGCCACGCCTGCAACGCAGGCTGCTGGTCTCCAGAACCCGGCGAGAACGACGGATAAGTTGCCGCCGGCGCGATGTTGGGGGAGGCAAGAACGCCGGTCTGTGCAGGGCGAACTTCAGGCTCGTCGAAGCGCCATGCCCGCCCATCCTCCGATACCTTGTCGCCAAGGCTCGGATCGGCCACGCTTATCTGCTTTCGGCGGTGATGGCCGTCGTCTCCTACCGTGTAGAACCCATCGAAATGGGCTTCATTCACGGCGGGGTCGATCTGCGAAGCCATCGCAATCGTGAGCGACGGGAAAGGCCGCAGCGACGCGCCGTCGATCGTGGTCGTGCCACCCGTCCGCGTGACGGTGACACCGCCCGATCCTTGGACCTTGCTTGGGAATTTCGGCGCGATGCGAACGCGCAGTGCAGGCGTGGCCATCAGCGATAGCCTCCTTCGATGATCGGTAGATTGGCGATGAAGATTTCTTCGACGGCGCCGGTCACGCTGTCAGTCGCGCGGCAGTAAGCCGTGTAGGAGCCGGGGCAGAGGCAGCGCATCTGATCGGCGCTGAAGGAGAAGCGGAAGCCCGCGCCTTCCAGCTCAAGCTCCCCTCCGCTCGTCGAGCCGTAGAGGCGACGGCAACCTTCCGCGTCCCGAACCACCATCTCGACGAGGACGCCGGTCAGATCCCATGCTGTTCCGGTCTCATCGTCGAGCACTTCGACATATTCCGACCAGTCGGCAGCGTTCGGCGTCGGCTCGAAGGACTGAAGCGGCCTCATAGCTTCACCAGCACATAGACGAGGCCGGAAGGCTGTGTGTTGGGGTGAGCGTTGCCGGAGCCAAAGGACGAGCCCGTAAAGGTCGCGCTGATCGACTTCGCGCTTGAGCCCGTGCCGGACCAGTAATTATTGGACTGTGGCGCTGCGGTCGAACCCGTCTCGGTGGTGGTTGCCGGGTCGGTCGTCGTCACCGTGCCGCCGATCGTGCCGGCCGGGGTGATGACCGGTAGCTGGGCTTGCGTCAGCGTATGCTCTGCCGCGCCGAACTGTGCGCCTGCCTGCGTCTTCGTGCCGGTCGTAAACGTCACCGCATCGAGCACAGTGGAGGCCGAGCCGCCCATGCCGATGAGGCCGGTCAGAGAGCGCCCCTGGAAGTTCGGAAGGCCAATCGTCTTGCCGGCGGCGAAATCGACCTGAGCGCTTGTCCCCCTTCCACCTGCCACCGGGGCGATCGCATCGACGACGCTGTTCCAGATATGGGTGTAGAGTGCCAGCGTGTCGTCGCTGGCCCGCGCCGTCGCGCCCGAGACACCGTTGCCGATCGTCTGGCCGTTCAGAGCCAGATAGCCGTCGAGGACGCCGAGCCCGAGGATGACGGTTCCGGTCTGGACGTATTTCGATTCCGGGATGGAGCCCGCATTGGCCGGCGGCGGCGGATTGGCGATCCCGTCGTCGTCCCAAAGCAATATCCCGTCAGGCGTCGTGACGCGCTCGCGGTAGTCTTCATATGGCAGGTAGATGCGCGGCCAGCGGCCATTGGCATCCGCCAGGATCGGATCAGGGAACGCCGGCAGCGGCACGGTCAGGTCTGGATCGGAGCACGCTTCAAGAGGCGTCGTCGTGCCCGCCTTGAAGAAGTACAGCCGGGCGAACGGCACCACTTCGCCATTGAGATCGAGCGCCGTCTGTCGGGACAGCGGCCAGGTGGATGCGCTCATGGAGGCTCCATAGAAAAAGCCCCGCTGGTGAGGCGGGGCTTGGCAGGAAATGACGGATGCGCGGCTGATCTAGCCGTGGACTCAGCGGCTACGCTGCGTCAGGATCAGGCGAATGGGAGGGGTGGATGGCAAAGAAGGTCTTCACGGCCACGTTCATCAGAGATGGCGGTGGCTTCGAGGGCGGTCACGTCATCCGCCACAAAGGCGCGCTTTGGCTCGTTCCATCATGGCTGCAAAGCCCAGCTTCAGGAACTCTGCAGCCAGAGAGAATGATTCGACTGGACCGATTGCGGCATCAGACGACGACAAAGGGAGCTGGCTTCGACGATTATCTCGTACAAGAACCAATTCCCACAAATGTCCTTTCGGGCGCCTCGCCGCCGGCAGAAGAAGGCAAGTACGTCGTTCTACTGGAACCGGATATATTCCTGAGCGAAGCGGACGTGTTTGGATCGGGCCGAACTTGATATGCGGCTTGGACATGTCAACGCTGGCGAGCCCATTCAGAGCCTTATCCCCCGCCTCAAGAGCCAAGGTGCCCAGCCGTACGATGTCCGACGAACTCATGGTACACTCCTGCTGATGAAAATGCTGGACATTGTTGAGAAGGACCGAGGGTGAGCCGAGTAGCGTTCATTGTCCTTACGGCCATGTTCGCCGCAGCAGCCGCGCCAGACTTAGGCGCGGCCATTCTCTTCACTCTCGCGACTGTGGGTGACGTTCGGATCGGCTAAGCCCCGCCTTCCGCCAACAGCCTGCGGTAAGCTTCCTCTAGCGCCTGCGGTGAAGATGGCTGCCCCAGCGCGGCGAGAGAGCCGGCGCCAAGAACCTGCAAAGCAGGCGGAATGCGACGATCCATGACCATCGGCGGCTGCCCTAACATTTCCTGATAGAGCGGCGAACGTGCGCGCGTTGCCGCATCGAGCTTCCCGAGTTCCGACAGCGCCATGCGATTGGCAATGCCCTTCGCGCCCATGCCGGCGAGAGGTACTGCCGCACCGATCGCCACGCCGCCAGGACCGCCCAAGGCACCGCCTGCCGCGCCACCGATTGCACCCGATACGGCTGCCCCAAGCCCGCCCCCGCCGCCGGCAAGATTGCCCACCGTCCGCAGCGTGTTGCGGGCCTTGCTGCCCCGGATAATCTCCTTCAGGGCTTCGATTTCGTCGGGGGTGAAGCCGGCTGCTTCCTTGCGCTTGCTGACAATGGCATCGGCTCGCTGACGGACGGCATTATCAGTGTTGAACCCTGAGTTAGCCTTGGCAGCGTTGAGTTCGGCTCGCTCTTCAACGCCTTGGAGTTTCCCGGACCGGGAAGCGGCGGCATAATTTCCTCGCGCGGCGGTGAGGGCTTCTCCCGCTGCGGCAGCGGGTCCAGCCACAACACTGTTCGGATCAGCGCTTTCCACGAACTGATCCAGTCCCTGAATAAGCCGCCTAGCCGCTTCTCGCTCAGTTGGATCGTTGGAGCGGGCTGCCTTCCCGGCTGCGCGGCGGGCAGCTTCGAGTCCTGCGCTGGTGACGACGCTGCCGGGAGGCGGGTTGTCGAACTTGGAGATGATCGCGAAGGTTTGGGGGGCGAGCTCGCCAAGAAAACCGTCCTGCTCCAAGCCGGCCCGAAGGCCGCCAATGTGGCGCGTCACGGCGTCAGTGGAATACTGCACGCCCATGTCGCGGACAGCATCATAACCCTTGCTGGCAGCCGCCTTCAATGCCTCTGCCGTGGGTGGCTCAACCTTGGCGGGAACCATCCCCTGCTTGACGCCGGGGATAGCGAAGCCGCCGGATCGGATTGCCGGGTTCATAGGCGAAAAGACGCTCGCCATTTCGAGAGCCCTGCCGACGCCTTCCTGAGACATCGGATCGACGCGCCCGGCATAGACATCGCCCGGCGTGGTGAAGGCACGCTTCAGGCCGCCGAGGATGCCCGCGTTGCTGTCGAACTGGACGCCACCCCGCGGCCCTTCACTGAGCGGCAGAACTGAGCCGGACCAGCGTTCGGACAGCGGCTTATCGGCAGGCTTCGGCATGAGGTCGCCAAAAGGTCCACCCGGCGCGGAGACCGGCGGAGCATCGCTCTGTGCCAGCTCCTTTGCCTTCGGGATCAGATCGTCAAAGGCGCCCATCAGAGCCCACCAGTCGGGATGCCGTAGTCTTCCTTGAGACGCTTCAGAACCGCATCGCGCGGCGCACCGCCGGCAATCGCAGCGGCAGCCTCATCGCGCAGCCCTTTCGCGCGCTGTAAGGTCATCGGCCCGCCTGTCTTGCGCTCCTGCGGCGTCAAGGTACGGCCATGAACGATGCGCTCGAAAATGGCTCGCGTCCGGCCAAGGTTCGTCTTGAACTGTTCTTCTGACTGGCTTTGCGAGAGAGCCGCATAGCTGTCCTGCAAGAGCTTCTGTTCGCCCTCCGTCACGCTGCCGAGTGCGCCTCCGGTAGGAGACGATTCACGCATCTGCTGGAGCTTGTCGAAGCTGATGTTCGCCTTGATCGTCGAGAGCGACTGAGCGATATCATAAGCGGCGGTTCCGGGGATACCGGCCAGTCGGCCGCCCATGGCCCCCGTAGTCGGCAGGGTCGCAGACTTCATCAGTCGGTCGATGTCATCGAGGGCATTGCCAACCGAATTGCCGGTTTCCGCTCTGATGCGTTCGGCTTTGGCCTGCTTGTCCGCCAACGCCTTCGCCTTCTGATCCGCTTCGCTGCCGGGAATGGCTTCAAGCCGCTCAATGTTGCCCTGCTCGTCGCGAACAGCGCGGAAGCCCTGCGGGATCGTGCCTTCGTTCTTGAGGTTGACCGTCGTCTTGTTCCCACCAATCGCGGTTACGCGCCCGTTCCCGTCGATCTGGTAGGGCGCCTTGTCGCCCTCGGGGATGCCATAGCGAGCCCGCTCCGCAGGATCGGACAGGGGGCGAACCTGAGCCTGCGTGCGAGTCTGCCGCTGCTTGATGTCCGCAAGCTCAAGGTCCATCTGCTGCTTGACGAAAGCCCGCGCGCGATCGGTCGGAGCTGCCGCATAAGCGCGGATCATCCGCTGAAGTCGCGGATTGCTGGCCAAATCCTGCTGGCTGACGACCTCGCCAGTGCCCGGGATGGCAAAGCCCTGCGTCGGGACGGCCCCTTGTGCCGGGACATCGGCAACCGGCGTGCCGGGCTGGGGCGCGGCCTGTGCTACCTGCCCCGGAGCCTGCGCGCGTGCCGCCTGCTCCTGTTCCAGCCGCTGCACGTCGGCTTCGTTCTCTGCCACCTGCACCGGCTGCTGCGGCGCGGCAGGTTGAGGCTGTCCAGCATAGCGCTGCGCATATTGCGACGTCAGGCCCTCACGCCGCGCATATTCGCCCTGACCCGGTCGGTCATAGCCGCCGAAGCGCCAGGCCTGCGCCATGATCTGGTTGGCTTCCTGAGGCGATTGCGCGGCGTTCAAGCGCGGGATCAGCGTCGGGTCCTCGCTGGCGAGGAATGCCGCCTGCGTCTCAGGCGAGCCGTTACCCTGTTCGCCGCGACTGGCGGCGAAGCGCTGGAGGTTCTGAAGCCGGTCAGCCCGCCACGACATGATGCCGCCGGCCGTGCCAGCGGCGCCGCTCTCAGCAGGATCCGACCACGTCTTATTGACGTTCCCGGGCGCATAGCCGCTTTCGGACCGGCCATAGGCGGCGACTGCCGCCAACCCGTTCGGGTTGGTCAGCCCAGCCTTTTGGACGCCCCCGAGGAAGCGGCTTTCCACCTCGTTGGGGCTGCCAATGGCGGCCGGGGCCGCCATGGTGGTGGCCGAGCCGCCCAACCCGAAGTTCTTGAAGAACTGGCCTTCTGCATCGCGCTCTTTCTGCTTCTGCCCGAGCGTCAGCAGCGTAGCACCAGCCGACGTGTCTCCAAGCGCGATGAGCGAGCGGCCGGCCTTGTCGTAGTCGAGGTTGCCCGTCCCGATCTGACCGAGGATCTGCTGTTTCTGCTGCTGAAGGCGCTGCTTCTGAAGATCCGGGATCAGGTTCCCGAGCGTCTGGCCGAGATTGGAGAACGCGCTATTCTCCGCGCTGTAGTCCGTGCGGCCGCTGGGGAGGTTGAGCGGCGTGATCTGGAATGCCATCCGTCAGGCTCCACCGAAAAGGCTGGTGAACAGCTTCACGCCGCCCGTGATGCCATTGATGAGGTTGGCCTGGTTCTGGCTCTTTGCCTGATCGCCGGCCTTCAGCGCATCGGTCCCGAGCCCCACGATGGATTTCGTCGTGTTGTCCAGAACGGAGGCGCGGTTGCCGAAATAATCCGTCGTCCCGGCCGCTTGCGTGCCAAGAACGCCCGCCTGGCCGCCGATGCCCTGCTGGTACATCGAGAGGTACGGATCCAAGTCAGAAAGCATCTGACCGTAAGTCGCGTTGCCGAGATTGGCTGCGAACTTCATGGCGTCGGTATCGGTGTTGCCGCTGTTCAGGTTGCCCGCCGCAGAGTGAGCGCGAAGAAGCGCTTGCATCCCAGGGTCATAGTTTGCCGCGAAACGCGGATCCGCCTGAACGGCAGCGGAAACTGCGGACGGGTCGCCCAAGGTCAGCAAATTGCGCCGATCGAGTCCCGGCTGTCCGGCAGCCGCCATGCCAGCATACAGATCACCGGCCTGTCCGAGCTGCTGCTGGCTCTTGTCGTAGCCCGTCGCAAGCTCGCCAAGAACCTTCGGCTGCTGATCGAGGAGATACTGGCTTCCCCAGATCGCCCCTGTACGGGCTCCGTGAGCTGACGCCATATGCGCCTCCTAAGAAAGCGTCGTTTCGACGAGCACGCCGCCGTCGTTGGCGTAGAGCTTCACCGTCGAGTCAGAGGTGTTTTTCCAGACGCGAAACTCCCCATCCGGAATGTCGTCGGAGGTCGGGGCCGTGTCTGTCGTGACAATTGAAAAGCGCTCGTTCAAGGACCCCACGAGCTGAGCGAAGAACCTCGCGTAGATTTCCGTCGCACGACGATCAGGCTGCGCGACAGTCGCGCTCGTGCCCGGAAACGGGGGGATCGCCGTCATGCCTGAGCCACCTGAACGTCACCGCCGAACAGCGAGAAATCGACGGGATCGGACACATCAACGCGGGCCTGAAAGCCCTTCGTGCTGACGAGCCCGACGCGATTGACCGAGACCACGCGCTTATACTTGCCCTGCCGGCCCATCTCGCGAAGGACCGGGCTTCCGAAGGTCACGCCGCCGTCCTTGCTGAACGAGATGGAGCACTGCGGATTGATGCCGCCCGGCTCGATGCCCACCGCCTCGCCGGTGCCGGCCATGATATCCAGCATGAGCCGAGACAGGATCGCGCGCGACGGAAAGCCGCTCATCGTCGCGGAGATCACCGTCGCCGTCAGCGGATCATCGAACTCGAAATGCTCGCCCGACGAGATGAAGCCGAACTTGCCGGTGTACTCGTCCCCGACGATCCAGCGATCGAAGCACTTCACCGTTGCGGCGGCCCGCCAGCGCTTGCGACCATGCGAGGCGCGCTCGAACCATTCTCCGGTGCTCAGATCGTAACACCACGTCCAGTCATCGCAGGACAGCGCCCAGATCGCATGACCGCGATCCACATAGACGCAGGCCGTCAGCGTGCTCCGATCAGCAAGCGCCTCGATATCGCCGGCCACCGATGCATTCGAGACGGGCGAAATCCCGTCGCCGGACAGGCGATAGACCACGCCATCGTCACCGACGAAGATCAGCGTGCTCGACCAGCCATTTTCGTGACCGGCCACGGCGTCAGGGCCGGCAAGGCCGCGAGGGATCGTGTCGAGATAGCTGAACGGGAAGCCGGTCGCATTGCCGGAGTTGACCCAGATCTCAACCGTATACGGCCCGAAGGCGTAGACGTTCCGGCCCAGACCGATGACGCGATAGAGCCCGTCCGGCTTGCTCTCCGCGAAGGCGGTATCGAGCGTGTTGATGTCCGTCGTGTTGAGCCCGGTGCAGCGCATTCGCGCATTGCCGTAGCTGAAGACGAAATAGCCGCCCTGGAACGTCACCGAGTTGGGCGAGCCGACATCGGAATCGGGATAGGCCGACGCGCCAGTCGTCAGGTCGATGACGAAGGCGCTGGCGTTGGACACCGCGACGATATCCGGAGTCGGGCTTTTGTTGTTCCTCGCGAAATAGACCGGCGTCGTGCCCGGAAAGCTGCCAATATCGGACAGCGTGAAGCTATCTCCCAGCCGCGTGATGGTGACGAGCCGATCCGTCACCGCTGCCAGCAGAACGCCGTTGATCTCAATCGCGCCACGGCAGCGCGAGAAACCCACGATCTCCGCAATTTCGTCGATGCCGGGCGCACGCCTGCGCACCACGCGGCCGTCAACCAGCTTCTCGGCATAGGCGTTGATCAGTCGGCCGCCGCTTTCGGCATAGAGAGCCTTGCCGGATGACGTGCCGAACGGGACGGCCGTCATCAGTCGCCGATCCTGAAGTAGGACCGCCTGCGCTGGATCATCAGGCCGTTATCGACACGAAGATTCCTGCGGGTGCCTCGATTGATCCGTGCGATCGTGCGGAGCTTGTCTTCAGCATCGGCCGCATTGGCCGCCACGACGGCATCGGACCCGCGGCTAAATCGCGGGGCGATGCGCTTGGCAAGCACACAGGCCAGATGCTCGAACTGAGCATCGTCAATATCCGAGCCGATGCCCCAGAAGATGACATTGCGGGCCACGAGATCGGCGAACACGCTATCCATGACGCCAAGGACGGTGTTGAGATCAGACGCAGCGGCAGGCTCATCCGGTCCGACGATCTGAAGCTCTTCCAGCGTCGCAATGGCGAGGTCGTTTCGCGTGCGTGGCATCGATCGCCCTCACAAAGGCGAAAGGGGCAGCCGAAGCCGCCCCTCTCAGTGTCGTTGCTGGCAGGAAGGTCAGGCCGAGCCCGACAGGCGCGTCGCGAGACGCGGGTCGATGGCCTTCGCCCCGAACAGGATATCGAGGCGGAACGCGCTCTTGTCGTTCGTGCCGTCGTAGACCGGGATGACGCGAACCGAGAGACCCTTGTAAGTCTCGCGGGCGACATCGACGGCGCCGGGCGGGCGAACAAGCGGGACGCTCACCAGAGCAAAGGCGTTCTTGTGGAACACCATGTTCTGACGATAGCCCGTCGAGTCGGTTCCGACCGGAGAGACGACCTTGCCGTCCAGATCGGTGACGCCGGCCTTGACCGCGACGGTCTGGAACGCCCCCGTCCAGATCATCGCCGGATAGAAGGTGATATCGACCTGATTGCCCGACGCATTCGCGGTGGAGATCACCGTGAACTGCTTGTTGAAGGGCAGCGCCGCCTTGGTCACCGGGTTGACGGCGAAGACATCAGCGATGGTGAACACGTCACCGGGCTGAAGCGCAGGCGCCGACGCAGAGAAGCCATCGACCGTGATGGTCTGCTGCATCGTATCCTTCACGTTGGCGTAAGTCACCGAAGACGTGGTGACCGAGCCATCGACCGCAATGGTCGTGCCAGCCCAAACGCCGACCGTATGGGTCGGGATGTTCTGGCTCATGTAGGTATCGACGCCGCCGATCTCACCCAGCGAGCCCTTGCGATAAGCGCCCTTCGCCGCGTCCTGAATATACAGGCCGGTCTGAGAGCCCAGCAGGCCCCAATGATCGGCCGGTGCGAGAACCGCCGAACGATCCTGAGGGACCGCATATTCGTCAAGACGCTCGGGCGCCTTGGCGAAATCCGCATAGGAGTTGACCGTCTGGCCCGGAGTGCCGACCCAATTCGGGACGTACTTGTACAGGCTCATCAGGTAGCCATCGACCGAGTTGGCAAGCTGCACCATGGCAGGCTTGATCACGCGCTCGGACAGATCCCCGATCTTCAGGGTCAGGTCCTGGGACGTGAACTCGAAGTCAACGCCGCGACGCTGGTCCACCGTGATCGTGGTCTTGCCCTCGGTCACGTCCTGCGGGGCCATGGTGGCGGTGTTACGGACGGTGAAGTCGGTCGGGCGACGGATCGAAATCGTCTCACCGACATCATAGCCGTTGATCTTCTTGTCGAACTCGTTCTCATAGCCCCGGAAGACCTGCTTGGCCATCACGAGGTTGTTGTCGAGGATCATCAGCGCCTCTTTGGCGATGATGTCTGCTGTCAGCGTGGTATTGGTAGCCATTGCTGCCTATCCTTTGAGGATTAGGCAGCTCCCTTGTTCCGATGGGCCACGTAGTCTTCCATACTCATCTTGGAGAGGTCGACGACGGGGGATGCGCCACCTTTGGGCGACTTGATCGGGGGTGCTGCCTTGGTTGCCGTTTTGGGGTTCGGCAGAGACAGGCGGTCTTCCAACCGGCCGATTTCCTTGGCAGCCGACAGCGGGCTCATCGCATTGAGGCGATCGAGAAGCGCTGGGTTCTTGGCGAGGTGATACTCGATGACGGCGCTCTTCTCGCTTTCGAGAAGAAGCTGCGTGACAGCGTGAGTGACCTTCAGGTTTGCGGCACCACGCATGACCTCGTCGAAGTCACTGATGGACGCGCGCGCCTCTCGCTGCCGCTCCTGATAGTCCTGGAGCAGTTCGCGGGTGGCATCCTGTTGGGTCTGCTGAGCCTGCTGCGCTTGGCGTCGGATTTCGCGCGTCGCAATGCGCTTATCCGCTTCATAGGCGGTCAGGGCTCGCTCGTAAGCGAACCAGTCGCCGTTGAAGTCGTCCTCTTTCGGAGGGTCGCCAACTTCCTTGCGAACCAGATCGTCAAGCGCAGCCTTGTCGTCAGCGGCAGCCGCCATCGGGCGACTTTCCTGCTGTGCGAGTTTGGCAGCGAGCGCATCGCGCTCACGCTTCAGACGCTGGTATCGGGAGGGGCGCTTGGGCTTGTCGCCTTCGCTGTCGTCGTCACCGTCCTCGCCATCGCTGGCCGTGGAATCGGTGTCTGTCTCTGTTTCGGCCTGTTCCTCGGTCGTTACGACCTTGGCCTCAGCCTCAGACTTTTCGCTTTCGGCAGGCGCAGCACTTTCGGCGGCCGGCGCAGTCGGCAGGGTGTCATCCTCGTTCATGCTGTTTCCAAAGAAAAAGGCGCCCGGTTAGGGGCGCCCTGCTCATCACCGCGGCTGCCGCGTCATGCGACGGCCTGCGTGAAGCTGTTCGCGACGCTCTACGGCGTCGGGGTGGTGTTCTCCGCGATGATCGCGAGCTGAACGTAGATGCCCTTCAGGAGCCCGATCATCGTGCCATCGGCGGCGCCGGTCGGGTCGCTATAGGCTGCGTCATCCGACGCACCATTGCCGACGCTGGAGACCGGAAGCGGGTTCTCCTCGGTGATCTTCGCGCCGGTATGGTCGGCAAGCTCGACTGCATTAGCCATTGTCGGCTCCATTCTGCTGATTGGCGCGCATGGCCATCTCTTCCGAGCGCTGATGCGCGCTGGCGATGGCCGTGGAACGCTTCAACTGCGCGTCGAACTCGGCTTGTTCGCGCTTGAGCGCCATATCCTGCTCAGCCAGTTCGCGCTTCAGGTTCATCTCCATCAGCGCCAGATCGCGCTTCAGGCTAAATTCCGCGATCAGCTTTTCGCGCTGCAACTGCGCATCGGACTCGGCCTCTTCGCGCTTCATCTGAAGCTCTGCCGCCTTCGCCTGCACGTCGCTCTGGAGCTTGGCCTGCTGCATCTGCATGTCAGCCTGCATCTTCTGCTCTTCAGGGCTCGGCTGGGGAGGAGGCGGCTGCTCTCCGCGCTTCTTAGCGAGCAAGGCTTGCACAGGCGGCGGCGCCAGCATCTCCATACGCTCGGCCAACTCGTCGGAATGCGGCCAATCCTGCATCTTCGCGATGAGGTCGAGCACGGCCGGCGCGACGTTCGGAGCCGACTGCAACAGAGCCGTCATGCCCTCCCGCGCCTCGGAGCGCAGGCTGTCGTAAGCCGGCCCCATCTTGACCACGACATCGTAAGCGCCGGTCGTGACATCGTTCATGATCTGGGCGATGCCGCCCTCCGCAACACCCTGCGGCTGGTTGATCTGCTGCGGCTCGACGGAGATATCGTCCTCGCCAACGATGCGGATGGTGCGGGCCGTGTCATAGGTATGCGGAATCAGATCCGCGATGACCTGCGCCGTGTGGTTGATCGCCTCTCCGAAGTTCGCGACGTAGACGAACGACCCCGTGTCGCCCTGCTGGTCGCGAGCCTCAATGGCGACACCGCTGGTTTCGTTCGAGCGCGCGCCGAGCGACGCGTCATAGATGCCGATGACAGCCTTCATGCCATCAACGTTGCGCATGATGCCGTTCGTCAGGCCCTGCGACGAGACGGGCGGCTGAGAGCGCTGCGGTGCAGCCCCGCCGTTCACGCCGTCAGGCGTATAAGGCAGATACGGATGGTTCTGGGTGTTCGCGGTTTCCCAGACATCCTGGTAGTTCTCGAAGTTCTTCTCCGTCCCGACGAAAGGCGCCTTGGGCTGCAGCGCGACCATCTCAGTCTCAGCCGAGATGTAGTA